CGCCAAGAACCTGCCGAAGGACCAGCTCGAGCGCGACGAGGTGATCAGCGGCCTGGTCGGCAGTCGCGCCGACCTCCAGGCCAAGCAGATCCTCGAGCGGCGGGAACGCGACGCCGCCGAGCGGGCCAAGCTCGAGGCGGCCCAGAACAACGACCTGTACGCGCTGGGCGAGATGACCCAGAAAGAGCTGCAGTCCCGGCTTGCCCAGCAGGCCGCGGCCCAGGCTGCTGGACCGTTCATGGACGGTGTCGTATTGTTCCAGCAATCGTTACCTGAATCGATACAGAAAGAGGTAGCGGGCAAAACATTCGGCGAAGGCAAAGGCCAAGCCGCTGGGGTCGCTGAGTATCTCCAGTTCATCGCTGATGCGCGCACCAAGCTCGAGGTTGAGAAAGAACTTCAACGCCGCGAGTCTGCTCTCCGCAAGTCGGTCCTGACGGAAGTAAATGGCGACGAGCCAGTCCCCGAGCGCGAAGGTGGAACCCCCGGTCGCGTCCGAGAAGTGACTGACGAACAGATCGCGGCAATGAGCCTCAAAGAGTACGAGGGGCTGTTCGATGAGAACGGCCATCCAAAACCGGGGGTACGCCACAGGGCAACTCGAGGCATCCCCCTGACACGACATTAGGGGGTTAGCCAGTGGCTACCGGTGCATCTGAATTCGTCGACAAGACGATCGCCGATGGGATCTTCTCGCCCGACGTGTGGAGCAAGCAGGTGCTTCGCGCCACAGAGTCCAACCTCGTGCTCGCGCGCAGCGTCAACCGCGGCTTCGAGGACGACGCCAGCGTTGGCAAGAGCGTCAAAGTAGCGTCGATCGGCAACCTCGCCGCGCGGCCGAAGGTCGAAAACACCGCCATCACCTACGAGACGGTGGCGGAAACGGCTGTCACGATCACGCTCAACCTGTGGACCTACGCCGCGGTCGGCATCGAGGACATCGTCAAGGTCCAGGCGACGGTCGATGTGCAGAACGAGTACCAGCGCAAGCTCGGCTATGCCATCGCCAAGGAGATCGACACGGTCCTCGCGACCGACCTGGCCGGCTTCTCGCGCTCCGTCGGCACCCTCGGCACCGCCGTCTCGGATGCCAACGTGCTGGCCGCGGTCAAGCTGCTCGATGACGCCGACGTACCGCAGGACGATCGCTTCTTCGTTATGACGCCGGCCGAGAAGGTCGCCAAGCTGGCCCTCGACCGCTGGAGCAATGCGCTGTACATCGGTACGGGCGACCAGCCCGTTCGCAACGGCATGCTCGGCGATATGTACGGGCTGAACCTGCTGGTCACCACCAACCTGGTCAAGCCGAGCGCGGGCCAGGCCAATAACGCCATCTTCCACCGCGACGCCCTGGCCCTGGTCATCCAGCGGACGCCGAAGACCCACCTCTTCTATGACATCGACTTCTTCACCTGGAAACTGGCGTCGGAAGCGATCTACGGCCACCAGGAAATGCGCGACCTGTGGGGGGTCCTCGTCCTCGGAGCGAGCTAATGACGACCACCAGCGGCAACGCCTTTCTGGACACGCTGCTCGAGCGCACGCCGCCGATGGCGTCGCAACCGCGGCACGGCCAGAACTACAACTATCCGCGGCGCCTGTACCTGAAGCCGGACGCGACCGTCGTCTGGCTGCAGGGCGATCCGCACAACCGCGCGTACTACGAGGACAAGGGCTACAAGCTGCTGTCCGAGCAACCGTCGCGCGGCGAGTCGAAGTCGGAAGTGCAACGCTACCTGCAGGACGAATACCCGAAGATCCTGCAGGAGCAGCGCGAGAAGGCGGCCATCATCAACGCGATTCGGCGGGCGGAATCGCGGGACGCGGCGCTGAACATCGACACCGACTACGACATCATGTCGGTCGAGGAGCTGCGCGAGTTCCTGCAGCAGGTCAAGGACGAGGCCGGCAAGAACATCCGCGTCATCGTCGGCAAGCACCGCGACGACGCGCCCGATGGGCGGGAACGCAGACTGCTTGACGGGGTCGAGACGACCGCCACGGCATCGATCGAAGACCTCGAGCGCCGCCGCCAGCGACCGTCACCACCACGTCCAGCGGGGGTCTGACGATGACCGAACGGAGCGCCGAGGACCGGCGCCGCACGGAACAGACGCTGATACCAGGGCAGATCGTGCCGGAGCACCTCGACGAGGTCGATCAGGCGCGGGCGCGCGAGCGGGTCCGTCCGCGGACCGCCGCCCAGGCGGCCGACCTGTCGCGCCGGCGCGAGTACGACGAGCAGCAGAGGCTCGGCCGCGAGGTCATCCCCAATCCGGGTGACGCGGGCGAGCCGATGCCTGAGAAGCAGGCGTACCACCCCGAGCAGACCGATCCGCCGCCAGGGCCGTATCCCGACCCGCCGCTCGGCCCGTACCCCGACCCCGTCGCAAAAGACCCCCAGGAGCCCGAGCTGCCGCCGGTGCAGAAGGAAGTCCACTATGACCCAGCCACGAGCCAACCCCCAGCCGCCCCAACCGGAACAGCGACCGCGCGCGAATCCGAATCCGCAGCAAGAAGGGCCGACCACCCCGCCTGACTGGCGGGAACGGGCGACCCGCGGCGAATACGTCTTCCCGCCGGACGGCGTCTCACCCGACTGGGTGCTGGCGTTGCAGCCGAATCGGTACGAGGACGCCCTCAGCGGTCCCGACCCGCAGATCTCGAGCACGGCCTGGGTTCACTGGACCAAGCCCGACGGAACCGACTTCATCGGCCCGTTGAGCAACGTCGAGACCTACGAGCGCAAGGGCTACAAGCGGGGCGAGACGGAGCAGATCCCTGACCTCGTCGCGTGGCAGGCCCAGCGAACCGAAGAGCGGCGCCAGCGCACGCGCGGCGAGCACGCCGAGCGCGACCCGAACGAGAAGGCCCAGGCCGACGAGCAGGCGCGGCGGCAACGCGAGCAGCGGGAGCGCGCGGAGAAGGACAAGAAAGATGAGTAAGGGGCTGCCGTGGGTCGGCGCCGGCGGCCCGCCGCCGGTCCCCCGCGACCAGTTCGCGCCGCCGCCGGGCGGGCACTTCAAGGCGTCCGATCCGGTCACCGAGACGAAACACGAATCGGACAAACACGAATCGCTGAACAAGGATTGGCCGCCGTCCGCCTATAGCCGGCCGCGGCTGATGCGCTGATGCCGGTCGACGCCGGCTCCATCGCCTCCCAGGTGGGCGCCAGTGGGGGCCTGTGGACGCATACGCCCGTCGACTGGCGGGGCAACGAGACGAACACGCCCAGCCCGCCCGCGGGTTGGCCGACGAATGCCGGGATTGCCACGCCGCCGGACGGCTCGCGCGCTGACACGCTCGCGCCCAGCATCACGGCCATCTCGGTCTCGGGCATCACCACGACTGGCGCGACCATCAACTTCACGCTCGATGTGACAGCCGCGAATCAGGTCGAGTACGGCCAGACGATGTCCTACGGCACGACCAACACCGAGGGTGCGGGCACCGGGCCACAGACCAAGCCGCTGACCGGCCTGACCAGCGCGCGACTGTACTACTACCGCGTCCGCGCGACAGCGGGCGGCCTGACGACCTACTCCCCGCAGGGGACGTTCACCACGCTGTAAGGAGCCTCGAGCCATGACCCAGCCCAATCCGCCCGCGCCGCCGCAGCCCGACCCGCCGCGGCCGCCACGCCCCGACGACGAGCCCGAGGACGAGGGCGACGAGATCCCCGAGCCACAACCGACCGCCCCATGAGCGATGACGCGCGGACGCCCGATGTGATCGACGGCGCTAAGTTCCTGGGCATGTCGCGCGCCGACGGGATGCGCGAGCTCGGCATCACCCGCGAGCAGGACTACGCCCGCGCGTACCGCGATGTCGAGGCCGCCGTCGTGCGCCGCGACAATCGTGAGAGCCAGGGCGGCATCCGCGCGCCAATCGTCATCAAGCGCCGCGGAGTCAGGGTCGTTGACGCTGACTGAGGCGTTCGTCGTCTCGCATCCCGGCCAGTCCGATGGGATACTCCGGCACACGGGGCGTCTGACGGTGAGTCGGCGCCTCGACACGGGTGAGCTGAAGAGCGTAACGCTGCCTGACGACTGGGACAGCACCGGGGGCGGCAGCGGCGGCGGGACGATGACCTGGCGGGGCACGTGGTCGTCGGCCGCGGCGTATGTCCCGAATGATGGGGTGACCTACACCGGCAGCTCGTACGTGGCGTACGGCGCGGTGGGCCCGAGCGCCACGCCGCCGCCGGCCGATAGCGCGCACTGGGCGCTGCTGGCGCAGGCTGGCGCGCAGGGGCCGCAGGGTATTCAGGGGCCTCAGGGGGCCACCGGCGCAACGGGCGCCCAGGGGCCGCAAGGCGCTCCTGGGGCAACCGGGGCGACGGGTCCCGCTGGCGCTGACTCGACCGTTCCCGGCCCACAAGGTCCCGCGGGTGCGACGGGTGCCACGGGCGCGACCGGCAGCCAGGGGCCGAAGGGCGACACCGGGTCGCAGGGCCCGAAAGGCGACACCGGCGCGCAAGGCATCCAGGGGGTGCAGGGGCCCGCCGGCACAACCGGGGCGACGGGCTCACAGGGGCCGGCGGGACCAGGTGTCCCCGTTGGGGGCACGACGGGCCAGATTCTGGCGAAGACCAGCGCGACGGACTACGCGACTGCCTGGCAGACCGCGGCCATTACCCGTGCTGAGTTTGACGCGCTGGTGGCGCGGGTGGCGGTCCTCGAGGCCAAGACCATCCCGAACTCGATCGAGGACCTGATCTATGCCGGCTGAGGAAGTGGGCTGATGGCTGGCGCGCCGCCGCTGCTGCCGATCGATACCACGCCGCCGCCGTACGTGCCCGTGCTGCTGCCGCCGGGGACGATTCCGCCCCTGCAGCCCACGCCGCCGCTGACGGAGATTCCGCCGACGGGCCCGTGGACGGGGGCTACTGGCCCGATGGGGCCGCCGGGTCCGCAAGGCGAGCCAGGGCCCCAGGGGCCTGCGGGACCGGCGGGTCCGGCGAGTGGGGTCGATAGTGAGCTGCGTGCGTACATCCAGACGGTCATGGCCGTCATTGACCCCGGCGGGGCACCCCCTCCACCATGACCCGCCTGCTGACCTGCGGCTACGAGACTGGCGACGTGAATGAGGCAGGCACTAGCACGATCGGCACCAACGGTGTGCTGGCGGCAGTTAGTAGCACGCCTACGCCGCGCTCGGGCAGCTACTGCCTGAAGATCTCGCGGTCTACAGCCGGCGTCAGCTCGAGCACCAAGACCTTCATCCTGGCGGCCAGCAAGACCGAGCTGTGGGTGCGCTTCGGCGTGTTCTGCCATCCGGCGGGGATGGGCAGCAGCGAGATTGTCATCGTCACGTCGCAGACGAGTACGCCGGCCGACCAGGCGTGTCTGACCTGGGACTCGGTGACCAATATCCTGCGCGCGCGGCGTGCGGGGTCGACGGGCGGCGCGATCCTCGGCGTCAGCACGAT